AGTGCCGTGTAGCCTGGAAATTTGGTCTTATCTTCTGGGTCATATAGGGTACAAGGTGATCGCACTGGTGCACATAGAACCTCCGCACATCTGGTACGCTTGTAACTAGTTTTACATTGCTGGAAAGCGATTTTACTAACTTTACCTACCACTATAGCATTATTCCCTGGGACAAACATACCTGCTGCATCTGAAACTAGATCCTCATATTCATCTGGGTCGGCACACATTTCTGCAATATCTGAAAACATCTCCCGAATCAACATAACTCCCCAACCAGTGGAACCGTATGCCTCACCCGCGACATGCATCCCACAAATCTCAAAATTACGTGGATTTATAATAAGGGATCCACACATACCGTTCCCATGTATCGGATAACTATAACCTATTAGGTCAAACCTAAATTCATCACTATAAACTATTGTTAGCGCATCCCTCCTCACAGATGTTTCGTGCAATTTCATGTAAGTGAAACCCTCTGGGTCCAACAACTGCTCATACACTATAGCTCGCCCACTAAAATTCTTCGCATCCTCCTTCCGTTGGAAACGGGCTGAGATGTCCTTGAATATGGGTACTCTCATTGGCAACTTAGCCAAAACCATGTCTTGCTCTCCGATTCTTTCATATGTTATGGCGCGGTGGTCAACCGTTACAACACTAGAAAAGCCTGTCTTATCTGATATCACTATTGAGCATTCCAATTTCACACTGTCTGGGATCTCCCGAAAATATTCAAAGAAATGATAGGGAACCAGAACAGTGCGACCCTTGATAGCAAGTCCCCTAATATTCGCTCCCCCTAGCAGCTGGTCGTCTTCATCCATGGCCAGCGTCTCCAATAGAATGGTGTTTCTAACAATGCTCTTGAGCTTCTGAGCTGAATCAACCTGTTTATTGTTATTATATTCTAAGCGCCCCTTACGTTGATTATCAGGGCGAATCCCTTTGAATTCGCGACCCTGAATCTTGGGTACATAATTCTGTTTAGTATACTTATCAAGAGATTGCCCCGCTACCTTAACAACCGTGCGTTTAAAAGGATTCTTAGTTTTCCGAGTGCGGGGGTTCCTACTATTATCATTTTCTGGCTCCTCTTCCTCATTCACAAGTACCGGGAAAACAATATCATCAACTCTTGTTACTGTTTGTGTTCTAGTTGGATTAGATGGATCAGCATAAACAGTTGCTGGGCAATCATAATACTTATTTAACCTACCCAAAAAATTAGCATCTTCTGTGACATGCACTGGAGGGTTCTCTCTGGCAAAGAAACTATAATAAACCTTATTCATAACATAAATAGCA